ATTAAATAACTTAATTAAACATACTTAAAAGATATAATCATATACTATATAATTTATTATGTCACAGGATATACTAATCGATAACGTGAAAAGTTGGTTGACTATAGATAATGATATCAAAAAATTACAAAAGGCCATCAAATTAAAGCGTAAAGAGAAAAAAGATTTGACGAATGATTTGATGGATATAATGAAACAACGAGATATCGATTGTATGAATACAGCACAAGGTCAATTAATTAAAACTACAAGTAAGGTTAAGGCACCACTAAGTAAGAAACATTTAATTAAAGCTATGCAAGATTACTTTAAAGACGATGGTGATAAAGTTCAAGAATTATGTAATTATATTTTAAATTCTAGAGATGTAAAGGTAAAGGAAAATATCAGAAGAAAAATGCCAAAAACGCAACAATAAAATAACAATAATAATTATATGAGAATATTTATAATTATAGCAATTGCCTTATTTAATATAATAATAGGAGCGTTTAGTAATTATTTTCCAGATTTAATTGATAAGCAACGGTTACTTCCTTACATATTATGGTTTAATGCTTTAGGGGTTTTTTCACTTATTATTCCAAACCGTTCAAATAATTACTTATTTACGGACGTGTTGATTATCGAAGATTAAACAGTCGTCGTCGTATGATGAACCTACTAGGGTAGTTAACTTGCGTTTGTAACTAATAACATTAAATTGATTTAAATATATTTAATTAATGTTAACTTAAACACCAATGGAACGACGTATTAATAAAAAGATTGAAACACATTTTGTAGACTTTAAAAGTCAAATTATCGAGAGACTTAAGGTTTGTAATGGGGATGATATAGAAAGTGATAGCGATGTGTATAAACTTGTTGAATTTATTTACAATTTCCCCAAGATTGAAATTAATACTGAAGATATCAAAAAGCGTAAGCGTGTGAAAAATATTGTACCGTTTTGTGATAAGTGTCAAGCATTAAGAGCAAATGGCATGCAATGTAGTAGAAGAAAAAAGGATGGGAATCCATTTTGTGGAACTCATATTAAGGGGACGCCACATGGTCATATTAAAAACAAACCCCCTGTAAACCCTTACACTAAGAGAACTGTTTGGATTCAAGAAATTAATGGAATATGTTATTATATAGATGGCGAAACCAACGTATACGAAAGTTCCGATATTGTTAATAATAAATCAGACCCCCGTATCATAGCAAAATATCAACAAAACGCATTCGGGGAATACTCTATTCCTTCGTTTAAATCCGCAAACCCATAACTATACCCATTAACTATAATTTTTATTTGTTTAATCGTATTTAAAATTATTAATAATAAATACTATTTAAAATTATTGTTTAAAATAATGTATTAATGGATAAGGAAGGTTTGATCGACACTGGAGAATCTAAAAAAAAAGTTTCTTGGCATCCGCAACAAGAACGGATTTTGAAAAATTGGAGTGAAATCGGAAGTTCATATCGATTTTTACACGATAAGGCATTTAATAAATATGATAGGTGTAATATGTGTTTTAGTTTACCAGTTATTATACTTAGTACATTGACAGGAGTTGCTAATTTTGCGCAATCAAGTTTCCCGATTGAAACAAGACCTATTGTATCCGTTGTGATTGGTTCTCTTAATATCATAGCTGGTTTGATAACGACAATCGCGCAATTTTTAAAGGTTGCTGAAAAAATGGAAGGTCATCGTGCGGCAAGCGTTGCTTATTCTAAGTTTTCTAGAAATATATCAGTAGAATTGAGTTTACCGGTAAAGGAGCGTTTGGTAAATGGAACAGACTTTTTGTCTACACAACGTTCTGAATTGGATCGGTTGATCGAACAAAGTCCAAATATACCCGGTGATGTTGTAAAGGTATTTGATAAAACGTTTATTAAGAGAGACCCATCTGGTAACAAAATAGAAGACGATACGACCTTCTACAAACCAGAAATATTGGATATTCGTCCCGTGCAGATATACGAGAAGACAAGAGAAGAAAAGGAAGAAGAAGATAAAGCAAAAAGGGTAGAAGAAATGAAATGGAACAAAAAACTAAAGGACATGGTAATTCAAGACGATAATAAACGGCGCGGTGAAATATACAATGATGTTGTAAAGCAACTAAGAGACGCCCATGACATACAACAAAACCCGGTTTTGCCTATTAAAGACGAGACAGAACCCGACTCTATTGTAATGGAAATGAGTAATATTATGAAGGAATTAAATATGAATGAATTGAATGATTTGGGTTATGATATTGAGAACGATAAATTGGTAGATGGTCCATTCAAATCTACTGTTGATATTACTGAAGAAATCAAACAAGATAATACGACTACAATTCACACCGAATCAACTCCAATGATTGATTTATCCGATAATGACGTGTCTGGTAACAATGTTATATTGAGAAAGATCGACGTTGTATAATCAACGAATAGCATAAAGGTAATTTGTATATATTCCAATAAATCCGATTAAAAGTATAATTAACAATTTCATGTATATATTAGGCATAATGCCTAGTATAATGTCTGGAATTCCAAAGGCAAAAATATAAATGAATACTTCACTAAATAGTATTTCAAAATGATGGATTAATATAATATTTCTTGATATTATATTAATTTTCCGTATCCGTTTCGGACGATTCTTTGACAATAACCTTCGCTACTAAAACATTTTCACTAGAAAATGGAGGGTTTCCTCCATAATAATAAAAGTACACTGCTGTTCCAACAGACAATAATCCTGTGGTAATAAGACCTATTTTACTGTATGTATTATTAAACATATATAATAGTACATGTCATTATTTATTTAATTCCTTTTCTTGACTATCTTTGTTTGAATTTTTATCTTTAAATTCAATAAAGAAATATCGGTCGTATTTCTTTTTACCAGATGCGTTATAACCCGCACTTTTACGAATAGGAGTCATTGAAAATCCGTTAATTTTAAGAAGTTGACGAATTAGGTTTAACAGTGGCCATTTTTGTCGTGTATTCATTGATTCTTGAAGAGAAGTAATACATGATGTAGAGAAACTACGTTTTATTTTTTTTATAGCCTTTTCCATCTTATCGTAAAGTTCAACATCTATAAGTTTGTCGCGCTTTATATATATATTTTCAAGAGTTTCTTCTTTTTTTCCTATAATTTCACATTCTTTTAAAAATTCAAGAATAACATTCTGAGTATTTTCCATATTATTGAAATTATACAACTTATCTTTAAATCAATATTTACAGAAAAAAAATGTCACAGAAAAAATAAATAAAAAAAGGCACCCTTAGAACGATTTTTTTACCAAAAGTTTTTTGAGATTTCAGTTTTGCACATTTTGAAAATGTCCATTTTGCAAATCTCAAAAAACTTTTGTAAAAAAAATCGTTCTAAGGGTGCCTTTTTTTCGTTTTATTTTTTTATTTATGGTTTGGTGTTGTTTTTCTTTTTTCAGTGTTTAGACTGTTTATAGTTTGAAATGTTTTGAAATCCGTTTTGGGACTTTTTTTCAGAAATTTTCATGCAAAATTGCCCAAAAATAAAAAAAGGCACCCTTAGAACGATTTTTTGCAAAAAAAGAGATGAAAAAATCGGAAAAAAACGGAAAAAATCGGAAAAAATCGTGTTTTAAAATCAAAAACTACTCTAAAACTACTCTAAAACTACTCTGTTTTTGAAAAAAATTTAATTTCAAAATGGTTTTGTTTAACACGACATATAGATTCATTTTCATACAGAAAAAATAATTGTTACCATAAGGATTTTGGAAAATTATGCAAAACAGAGTAGTTTGTGGCAAAAAGTGGCATTTTTCGATGATTTCAAAAATTGTTTTTCTATTACGATAAGTGGTAATAAAATTGATATTTTGTTGAAAATTTGTGACGATAAGAAAATTTCAAAAGTGGCAAAAAGTGGCAAATTCTTGATTTGATTTTTGCAAAAATCGAAAATTTGGAAAAAAAGGCACCCTTAGAACGATTTTTTTTTTCTAATGGTGCCTTTTTTTCCCAAATTCTGGAAAAAAAGGCACTATAAAAATAAAATATACTTAAATATTTTTTCCTAATTAAATTTAAATGACTGATAAAAACTACTCTAAAACTACTCTAAAAAGTAGCAACCCACACAAATTGTTCTATTGTGAGATTTGTGACTATACATCGTCTAATAATTCAAACTATAATAAGCATCTCCGCACCAAGAAACATTTAGCGAATACTGGAGGTAAGAGTATAAAGTGGCAGAGAAAAACCAAAGCAAAATATTTTAACACTTGTGATTTTTGTAACTATAACGCGTCTAAAAAGTATAATTGGGACAAACATATTAGGACCGCAAAACATAAGCAAAAAGTGGCAAAAAGTGGCAACGAAGTGGCAGAAGAAGTATTTGGTGAAAATGTTGTGATTGATTCTACATTTGATTCTCATAGTGATGTAAATCGGGACAAACTGGAGATGTTAGCAGAACAAATGAACATTATAACATCTACACTGAATAAGGTAGTGGATAACACACATCATACTACTATTAATAATAATCAAACCACAAACAATATTTCGATTAATTTGTTTCTTGATAAATACTGTCATAATGCTCAAAGTCTTCAAGATTTCGTGGATAATGTTACATTTAAGTTAAATGACATATTGAATGAAGACAACTTGATTGAAGACTTTGTATCTAGAAAGATGTTGAAAAATCTAAGCGACATGCCCGTAACAGAGCGTCCTATCCATTGTACTGACCAAAAACGACGAAATTTCTTTGTGAAAGATAAAAATGAAGGATGGGTAAAAGATATCGCGTGTAATGAAATCAACAGTCAGATATACCACACTGTAAACCAATTACACAAACGTGCTTACTTGGATTTCTATTCAGAATACGATAAGTTAAATCCCTTACCGCATGATCCTAATACCGAAAATATAAAGTGTAAAATATCGTCTGAATTATTAAAACCACCTTCTAAGATTGACATTCATGATATTGCAAAAACATTGGACATACGTGACGCCTTGGTTAAAGTAGGAGATGATGAAATACCAGACGAATAAAAATATATTATTTAATTTATGCGGTTCATATATTCGACCTTAAACTCATTCTTCTTCTATCTTCATAACTAGTATACATAACTTAATTTGGTCGTATGTTATAGACTGATTTAGTATGTCTTTTATTGGTTTAAGGAATTTTGTTCCCTTTTCCTTCACTGCCTTCTTTATAATTTCCTCTTTGTCTTCGGTTAATCCAAAGTAGTCCATATCAATATCTTCATCATCATAATGTTCAAATATGTACATAATATGGTTGGAAACGGTTTGTTTACTGATACTTAGTTGTTTTGATATCTCTCCCACATTTTTATGTTGTTTATACAAAGCATATATATCTTCTCTGTTGTTTCGTCTTCCTTTCTTTTTCACCTTTTTCACCTTTTTTCTACGTGGACTACCTTTTGGAACAAATCCATTCATCCACTTGTATTCATTCATAAATTCAACGCACCCTTCTGTCATAATAAACTCATTTGATATACCATCGATCTTCCATAAATCGTTAATAGACCTAGGGGTGTTTTTATATATATTATCGATTACACGGTCGTTTATAAACGAAGCAGGAACCATCTCATATTTTCTTGCTAATCTATTACGCAAGTCTATTAAATCAGATAGTTCTTTTTCTTTGTGTTTATAGGAATAAAATACATTTTTAATAGTAGATGATCCGGTTTCTATTCTACCTTTGATAGGCATTGTTTCCTCAATAGACTTCTCTCCTAACCCGATCACCATGCCAAATCCTGCCTTATAACGCTTTAATACATTCTTTGATATTAAAATGTCAATCGCATCTTTAACCCAATCATCTGTCCTAGGTGGTTCCAAACAATATTTTTTATTGGTTTGTATCATATTAATCGTTTTTTTAGATCCAAAGTCATATCTTCGAGTACGACTTGCTTGTTTAAATATATTTATTATGGTTGTGGATTCTTTTGTAATATCTACCATTTCTACACTATCAATTCGTAGACAGTTGTCACACATTTTACACTTCGGTATATCTTCTACATCTTTCTCTGTTGCGAATTCTCCTGTTTTAAAATAATAATCAATCATCTGTTGCCTACACATGTTTTTCTCGTTTAAATAGTTGGACAGTATGTTTAATCCTCTAGTTTTAATATCCACTTGACTTGGGTTACCCTTTGTGATTAAATAAGATGCGGTGCTAAAATCACCATCATCGTAGTATATGGTTGCTTTGCTTATAATACCATCTCTTCCAGCACGACCAATTTCCTGATAGTAGCTTTCCAAGTCGGACGGTACGCCATAGTTAATAACATGACGTATGTCTGCCTTGTCAATTCCCATTCCAAACGAGATAGTTGCTACAATAACGGTTATATCACCGTTTATAAACTGTTCGTGACTTATATCTTTTTGTTTTTTTGGCATACCTCCATGGTAAAACGTTGTTTTTATACCTTTCTTACTTAAATCACCTGATATTTTTTCGGCAAGTTTTCTGGTAGGGACATATACAATGCTTGGTTCTTCAAATACACACTTTGAAAACTCTTTTTTTGGAAATACGGATATAGATAAGTTTGTTCTACGAGTTCCCAATAAATATTCTTTACATCCATTTACCTTTAAAAATTGGTGCATTTCTTTCAATACACGTGGAGTAGCAGTTGCGGTAACAGCAATTAAGGGAATCGTAGGAAAGTGCTCTTTTAACAATCCCAATCGCTGATAATTTGGACGGAAATCGTGACTCCATTGAGATACGCAATGTGCTTCGTCTATTGCAAATAATCCAATATGGTCCATCATTAATTTAAATGCTGGAATACGACTTACTATAAACTCTGGAGTAGTGTATATAATTTTATAATTTTTATATTGAGATACCCCAACGGATGTTTCAGAATTAAGACATACAGCACTTATGTTTTTTGAGTTAAGATACATACATTGATCATTCATCAATGATATAAGAGGTGATATAACAATAGTAGTTTTTGAAGTATAAGTAGCTGGATATTGGTATAGTAAAGATTTTCCACCTCCAGTAGGTAAGACAGCAAATACATCTTTCTTATCCAATAAATCAAGAATAATATCCTTTTGATATTCACGGAATTGATTAAAACCATATAGTTCCTTTAAATGTTTATCCATCTTGTCAATAAGTTATATTGATATATAATAAACAAAATCAATTTATTTGATTAGGATAATATACGATAATTTAAAAATATAATATAATAAACAATGTCTGTGAATTTAGATATAAATGACAGCGATGACGAGTCTATACAAATTGGTATATCAAATGAAATTATAGATATTGAAAATCATGATAATGATACAGACTATATAATAAAAGATGATTTAACATTGCATAATACTATAAATGAGAATATTATTAAAACAAAAAAACAACCGTTGAGTATCTTAACAGGTGAGTTAAAACTTAAAATAGATACGATTAATCCATTGGAATTATTGGATTATGATTATGAAGAACATATTAGTTCTACAGGTGATAATTATAATAGAGTATCTTATACCGGAGTAGAGAAAAGTTTAGAAGCGTTGTATTCTAACGCAAATGAAACTTCTTCGTCCGCAATGGATATATTGGCAACATACGTTAGAGGGCAGAAACTTATTTATATGGAGGCAAAAGACTACTGTGAATCTCATTTAAATTATTATATGATGCCCGCAATTTTTTTATCAGCAACTGCGTCTGTTTTAGCCCCTGTATCGGGTGGTATATATTTAGGAACGTTATGGTTGGCAGCATTAAATGCGTTTATTTCATTTCTATTATCAATTGTAAATTACATGAAATTAGACGCAAAGGCAGAGGCACATAAAATATCAGCTCATCAATACGATAGACTACAGTCCATGTGTGAATTTTCATCAGGATATTTCTTGTTGTTTGGGGAACATGGGAGAGAAAAGATGGACAATGACATACGTACAAAAATAACAGATATTGAGGTAAAAATTAAGGAAATAAAGGCCATAAATAAATTTTTAATACCAAGACAGATACGTTATTATTACCCTAATATTTATAATTTAAATGTATTTTCTATTATAAAAAAGATAGAGAACTGTAGAAAGGATTATACTACGAAATTAAGAGATATAACAAACCGAATAATACACCTTAAATTTGATTATTCTAATGCGGTAACAAATAAGGATCATAACAAGGCATCTGAAAAAAAACAAAAACTC